CATCATCTGCCACAAAATCATCTCGTCCCGGATAGGTAAATACAATCCACGGCAATTCGGGCACGGATTCCGTGTCCCAGTGATCATAGGTGTATGGCAGACCGATTTCGTCAAGCAAATCCTTGATAGATGCATAGGTCATGATCCGTTCTCCAATCGCCGCTTTACGGCATCCATAAATTCTTCTGTGTATTCTGCTTCTGCCGGTCTGATGTGTGGGGTGCCGTCCACTTTGCCGCCGTTCCTTTTTGCATGCCCGTATTCCAGCAGGTGGGCAATCTGCGGCTTATTTTTGTTGTGGACAACTGCCGTCTTGATCAGACTGCCAGTTCCTCTGCGGTCTACCAGTTTGCACGTCCAGCCGTTTCGGTACGGTTTCCGCTTTGATCCGCCTTTCGGGGAACTTTTCCGCAGTGCCTTTGCGCAGGCTTCACCGGATTTTTCGGCTTCTTCGTTCAGCACCTTTACAGCATGATCGCCGTAGTCTGCCAGAATCTGTGCGATTTCATCAGCTACCTGTCCGTAGTTGACGCTGCCTTTCATATGGCTCATGGCTGTACACCGCCTTTCTTTTTGACATACAGTTCCAGTGTGTCGTTTTTGCCCTGATATGTTCGGTACACGCTGTAGCGGCTGCCGTTGTACTCACAGACTGTTTCGCCGGCATAGTCCGGCGCGAATACGGTGAACCGGTATTCCGGCTTAATGCCGTTCCTGCCGGCTTCCAGCCACTCCGTACCGGATACGCTGGACACATTGCAGAATACTTGCCGCTTGGATTCGTCCTGCTGTTTCTGGATGCCGTCTGCACCTTTGGAGATATTCTGCCGGATCAGTGTCAGCACATCACTGCGATCCAATCGAATCCCTCCAATCTGTGTATCCGGTAGCCATGGACAGCTGCGCCTTTTGTTCATCGTAGGATGCTTTCAGTCGGTCGTAATCGTCTGGCTGTCCGAAATTCATCCGACAGTAGGTGACAATGGCACGACTGACCAGATGGTCTGTTTCTTCGGTTTCTGATACACCGGCAATGCCCAAATCCAGCTTTGCCGCTGCGATCAGATCTAGGATTTCATCGTCAAACGCATCGGTGCAGACACGCAGTGACAACTTTGCCTTATCCAGCATTGCCATGGTGCATCACTCCTTATTCGCCAGTGGTTTTGAATGTTACCTTGACAAATGCCTTGGGATTTTCCAGACCGGCATCAAACAGGGAATAACCGCCAACGACAGTGTTGAACGTCTTTGCTTCCTGCTGATTGGAGATGTACAGTTCCTCGAAATTGTTCGCCAACAGACTGGACGGTACACCGACATAAGCGGTATTATCCGCTACATTCTCATCGATCTTGACAGCTGCACCGTAGATATAGCCTGCAATTTTAGGATCACCTGTCTGATCCGGCAGGAAGATCGGTCGCTTGTTTGCGTCCTGAATGCCAAACAAACCGTTCCACACGGTGTTGCTGTTGGCATAGACGCATCTTACGCCTTCTTCCTTGACCTTTGCCATAATACCACGAATTGCCGCATCATCGTATGCCTGATCGGTCAGCACATTGTCAGTATCAATGCCATAGGTGGTGCTGTCCAGCTGTGTGATGCAGCGCTTGTCCTTTGCATTACCGATACGCCGTGCCAGATGTTCTGCGATCCATGTTTCAAATGCAGCAATAGACTGCCATGTCATCTTTCTGGTGATGACCAGATGCTTTTTGATCTCTACGCCGTCCAGAGACAGCTGATCCCATGTGTCCTGTTCGTCATCGTTTGCCACGCCTTCGGCAGTTTCTTTGGCATCACCCTGTTTGATAGACTTGATTCGGGGAATTGCAAAACCGCTTGTCATGCCGGACTTGGTAGCATCGGAATAGATTGCAGTAGACGACTGTACCAGGTCAACAATGCGGTTCATGATCTCTGTCGGGACAGGTGCAGCTGTGTTTGCAGTAGTCATGGTATATGCCGCACGTTCCTGCTTGGTCATTTCGCCCAGCAGATGCACACCGTCACGCACGGCCATGTTTTTCAGCCATGCTGTGCGGTATTCCGGGCTGTTGCGATTGTAAGACTGCTCCGGCGTGCCGGTGCTGTCAGACGGGAACGATCTGGTGACAGTACCCTCCGTGCCTGCCGCAACACGATTTCTCAGCTGCGCCCGGCGCTGTGCCATGTCATGCAGCTGTGTACGCCGTGCTTCCAGTGCGTCCACCTCGCTTGTCAGTGCGTCAATGTCGGCGCTCTCGGATTCCATCTCAGTGCGGATCGCCGCAATACGCTGCTCTACGCCCTCAATAGTCAATGCTCTGATTTCTTCCGGTGTCATATCTCATACCTCCATAAGTCTTAGTTTGAGTTCCAGTTTCTTTCGTTTGCGTATGTGATCCAGTGCTTTTTTGCGCTCCGCCGCAATCTCTCTGATCAATCCGTCAGAGATACTGCGTGCACTGATCTGTGTGGCATCATTGGCAGGGATAGATACTGCACTGACATCGTACAGCTTTCGGATTTTTGTGATAGTCCGTGTCACCGTGACAGTGTTGTGTTCCTTGTCCTCCACATACTCCGATTTCTGTTCGCCTACTACAAATCCAAACGACATTTTTGTCGTATAGCCACCATTGATTTCCTCGTACAGCTGATTGCCGATGGTCGTACCGGACAGATCTGCCCGAAAATACAGCCCGATGTTGTCCGGGTTGAGTTCCAGTGTCTTGTTTGACGTTCTGGCAAACACTCTGCCCCTGTGGTCATACTGCATGATCACGTCAGACATATCGCAATCATCAAATGCTCTGCTGTCGATCTGTTCATAGACCTTGTAATCACCAAAATCATACAGCAGATATGGTTGATTGAATGTTGTTGCATAGCCGTCTGCGATCATGCCGGAATCATCATTGGAATTGCTGCGCACGGAAAAGCTCTGCATCAGCCGGTATTCCCGTCCGGCGCTGAGCCGCTGCATCAGCTGTTCCATTTCCTGTTCTGTCATTGCTCCACCTCGTCTTTCTGGTTTTCTTCGGCATCTTCCAGTTCCTCTGTGCGTTTATATTCGCCACGAATGGTGCGGACATCGCCGCCTTCCACTGGTGCTGCGTTGAATATCTCACGAACTTCATTGACGGAAAAGACACCTCTGTCCATCATCTGAGATGCCACTTTCAGCTTTTCTGTGGTGGACATATATTGCAGCCGGTTAGATGTCAGCATGATACCGTTCCCGTTGGTGCGTTCCACAGGTGTGTAGACGCATTGCGTCATCACATCGGAAAACTGTATGGCAAACGGTTCTATGCAGCCCTCGTAGAACGCCTGCCACGCATCGCCGTATGCCTTGCTTTGCAGCACATCTTCATTCACGCCAAAATAGCTGTATACGTTGTTCTGGATCTGTGCCGCCTGCTCTTTGTCTACCGTGTAGGACGTTTGGGACAGCTGCTTGATGTCGCTGTAGGTGTTTGGAAACAGCAGGATTCCGCCGCCGTCCGCTTCAAAATTCTCCCGTGAGAATCGCTTTCGCTCCTTTGCAAGATCTTCCGGTTTGGTGAAATTGTTGATTCTCGCCATGAACCGGTAGGTGTTGCTGTTTTTGACTGCTTCGGTGATTGCCTGATTCTGCAAGTGGATCAGCTCCATGGTCGGAGTCAGGGCTGCATTGCTGCTGCCGAAGAAATCGTCTTGATACTGAAATTTGGTCAGTATCCCACAGCTGAGAAGTTCCACCGCTGCTGTTTCCCCGGATGAAAACCGATACCGCAGAAACGGTTCGCTGTGTACATCAATGATGCTGCACTGTGACGGAAGAACTGGATAGTATCCGGTGATTTCATCGTATGATCCGAACACAGGGACAATAAACGCCGTATTCTGCATATCCAGAATGGTGGACAGGCGATAGAGAAACTGTCCCCATGTCTGCCACTCGTTTGGGCTTTGTTTCAGTCTTGTCCGCAGCTTGGGCTTTGCCGTGCCCATGATGTCTGCTTTCAGTTTGGAAATGTGCCTTGCCCGGACATCAATAGCAGACCGCACAAGTGCCGATTCGTATAGGCACCCGTGCCAGTTGGTGAATACCGGTGCATATCCGGTCAGTGTGCGGAAATACGATGCAGCTGCCGCAGTGGATTTCGATGGACGATTGCCCCATAATTTTTGAAACAGCCCCATGTACTCACGCTCCGTTCTGTAGCTGTATGCCGTATTGGTCGTAGTATTTCTGCCGGACAGTGAAGGCATCTGCCAGAGCCGCACAGCCGTCAATGTGTGCGTTGGCAGACAGCTTTACCAGTTTGCCCCGTCCTCGTTCGTTGTTCATTTTGATTGCTGCATTCAGCAGATGCAGCTTTAACAGGTCATTGTCACCGATGCAAATTTTTTTGTCCTTGAACAGTCCTTCCATTTCCAACAGCACCGGATAAAGGTTGTCACCCTGATACACATCATCGGTGCAGAATCCATACGTTTTCAAGTCCTGAATCAGATACTGTGCAGAATAGCGGTCGTATCCCACCATTAGCGGATAGATCTCATACTGTTCGATCATATCGCATAGCCAACGGTAGCAGTCATGGTAATCCACAAAGTTTTCGCCGGACAGTTCCAGCAAGCCACGCTGCACATAGATCTGATAGGGAACACCGTCCCGTGCAGTGGCTTCCTCCAGCTTTTCCGGCGGCAGCCAGAACTTTGCAAACACATACAGCACACCGCCTTTTTCAATGACGATCGTTGCCGCTGTCAAGTCTGTGGTCTGTGACAAGTCTACGCCGGCAACGCAATAGCTGCCCCGGAAGTCTTCCAGATGCAGCGGCTTTCCGCAGGCGTGTTCCACCGCCGTTGCATTTAACCATGCCTGAGAACTGGACTGCTTGATGTTGCAGTATTTCGTAAGAAATTCCGCTTTCTTGGACAAGCTGCCCTCTGCAACTGCGATTTCTTCCAGCATATAATCTACTGAAACAGATACACCCAGATTCGGGTTAGATTTTCGCAGTTCGTTGATGTCGTTCCACTTCTCAATGTCATCGATCATGTACAGCAGGGGAAACAGCCGTTTTTCCTTGCTGTCACCTTTCAGAAATCGGGTACACCGCTTGATCAGTTCATCATAAATGCCGTCATTGACGTATCCAGAGGTTGAACAACTCAGCAACAGCGGCTGCCGTCTGGCTCCAAATGCGGACTTCATGACCTCGTACTGTTTCAATCCGGTATCTCCAGGCCAGCTTGCAATCTCATCACAGATGACCAGATGCGGATTGAATCCGTCAGACTTCTTAGCGTTAAATGCAATTTTCTTGACGCTGCTGTTGGTGGATTCCACATAGTAGTCAGACTTACGCCGCTTGATCAGATCCATTAGTTCCGGTTCGCTGGAAATGGTCTGCCAAATATCGTGATAGACAATATCTGCCTGATCCAGCTTGGGAGCAACGCAAAATATACGGGCACCATATTCACCGTCCATGAATAGACAGTACACAGCAATGCCGGATAAAAACAGTGTCTTACCGTTTTTCCGCCCGACAACAATCGGAACTTCCCGAAACTGCCGGTTGCCATTGTGATCCAGAATGCCGAAGATGACCGAAACACAAGCACGCTGCCACAGTTCCAGCCGGAGCAGCTGCGGTGCAAGTGAACCCTCACTGTGGTGGCAGAAACTTTCAATGAACCGAATCGCACGAGAAGCTTTCTTTTGGTCAAAGGTAAATTCGCCGCTTTCCAATCCATGTATCACATAGCGATACGCCAGCCGTACCCATTCGCCAACTGGGATCGTGCCGTCTTCGATTTGCTGATAGTAGGCGTAAATGTCATTCGTCATTTGTAAATGCGTCCAGCTTGGATTTCTTCTGTTCCGGCGGCAGCATCTTGTCCAGCTTCTCAATGATCGTGGTGTAATTTTTCAGAGACGTGTTGTAGGCGGAGATTTCCGCACTGGCTTTCTTGCCGGATTGTTCCTTGCCGTTCTGGTAGGTGTCCACACAGCCTTGATTGTTGATCTCAGTTTGCAGATCTTCCAGCGTGACTTTCAAGAACGCTGCATTCTGGATCAGCGGCGTGACGATCTCCAACTTGTTGGCAGGCAGGGCAGCATATAGTTTCAGCAGTCTTGCGTTTTCTTTTCGGATTCGGTTCTTTACGGTCACTTTCGGACATCTCCTTTCCGGACACACCCCTTACGCACGCATGGAGAGGAAAATTGACCTCCACCCATCGGTCTCCAAGAGGGTATCTCAAATTTCAGAATAGGGGGACTACCAACGAGCCGAAACGCTGCCGTCTGCATTGATGCGACAACGTTTGCCGCCGTGCAGTGCGGCATGACAGTCACGGCAGACCAGCTGCAAGTTATCCCAGCACAACGACACAGCTGGATCATGGATATTGTCCGGTGTCAGATGCACCTTGTGGTGTACGATCACGCCGGCAGTGTGCAGCCCTCGTGCAAGGCAAGGTTCACACAGTCCGCCTACCGATGCGGCATACGCATCACGGCATTCACGCCATGCACGGGACTTGTAGAACGATTCTGCAAACGCCTGCATTGCAATCCTCCTAACACAAATACCGGCACGTTTCCGCACCGGTATCTTGGTTTCTATTCTCATTATACACAAAACAGGACTGCCATTCAATGACAGCGAGTGCCATTCAGTGACAACTTTTCCAAAGCGTCTGTGTGGCGGCGTAATATCGTCCGGACAGAGTAGTGCATTTCCTCTGCAATCTGTTCCCAACTTTGGAATACGATGTACCGCCGGATCAGCACAGCTTCCAGTTCTGGATTGTTCAGAGCGGCAATGCAGCGTTTGATCTCTCGCTGTGTCTGCTGTACGACCTGCTCTGTCTGGGAACATTCTGTTTCTGTATACTTGCCGCACATCGTCATAGCTTCCAGCTTCTGCGTTTCGTGCAGGCAGCGTTGCAGCCATTCTTTTTTCTTTGCCTGTTCCTGTGTCATGGCTTCACCTCCGGCCTGCTCTTTGGGTGTAATCTTCATTGCTTCCTGCTTTCCTTGTGCATAACCCAATTCCAAACCACGAGAAAAATTTTTTTCCATTCTTTTTTCGTACTCTTCTTGGGTTAGATCACAGTAGTCAGCTGTGGCTGAGAAAACACAAAATAACGTTGTAAAGACAGTGATAATAATTATAATGGCTGTTTTCATTTTACCCCCTTCGATTGCGTTAAAATGTCACTGTCACATTCAGAACCGCTGCCGCAACCCAGTAGACAACTCGTCTGTAGTCCCTGTGCCACAGACACACTGCCGCTGCACCAACGTCTAGCAGGATCATGGCGATTGGCAGTATTTGCGTGGCGTTGATCTTGGTCATAGCTTCACTCCTCAATCTTTGCGCCACAATTCGGGCAGTAACGGAATTCATACTCATAGCGCCCTTGATCGTCAATGTCATGGTGGTATCTTGTTCTTGCCCAATCTTCTAACTCAATCTCACAGTTGGAACAACAAAATCTGTCATATGGTGATGCAAGACTTAGATTTTTTGCATGTATCGGCGTTGTACTTTCTGATAGTTCGTTTGTTCGCTGATTCCACGCTTCAGCGGCTTTCTCGTTTGCGCAATATTCTACAGACATTTCAAAATGATTTGTTTCAGTACAACATTTTGAGCATTCAACGTAAGCTATCCTGCCGTTTATTCTTCTGAGTTTTGCTTCTCCGCCGCAGAATGGGCATAGTTTCAATTTAATTTCACTCATTATCTCACCTCAACAGTTCCCGAAGTTTCGCAAATGGAGTCAAAAGCAACCATGCAATTCCGGTTACAATATCCCAGATTTGAATCAGCGCATACAGTGTGACTTCCCGGATAAATTGCAGGACAAACTTTCTCATACAAGAAATGCAATCCCTGTGGTTGTTCCAGATATGCCGCAATTGCAGCAAGAAAAAAATCTGGTCTGCCGCATAGTAGCAAAACAACTTACGCTCAATCTGATACTGCTTGCCGCATATGGAACACCTCATTCGGATTTGGCTTGACATTACCATCATCTCACCCCCACAACAGTGCAGCCAACCCAAGCATCACAGTCGCCCCAAGCAGAGCAAGTGCCGCCTTGTTCCAGCCTGCTCTGCTCAAATATTTTGCAATCAGCAGTCCGCTCGGAATCAGCAGCACAAGGATCAATGTCATCTGTCCCATACCGCATTCACCTCCGCACCATGATTTCTTCTGTTGTGGTCGGGTATGCTTCGGTTTCTCCGGAAAGTACAGCGTTCAGGTGTTCTTTCGCAGTTTCATACCTTGTCCTTGCTGCCTGCACTCGCTGTTCTGCTTCATCGATCTTTCGGGCTGTGGGAAGCATGTCCTCAATCAGGCGGATTCCGCCGATTGCCCAGATCAGAGCGATGTCCGCATGTGTCACAATGCCGGGGTAAAAAATGTACACGTAATGGATCTTCTCAAATTCTTCTTCTGTGAACGGCTTGTCCGTCAGTCTTTTGAATTCTTCTTGCAGCATTTGCCTGCTCCTTTCTGCATATCTCGTTCGTAATATTCTGCCATGTATCTTCCGTAGCTTACACCATAGGCAGCTGCCTGCTTGATGCACCAGTTCAGTGTGCCTTTCTGCGGTTTCTTTTTCGCCATGTCATTTCCTCCGTTTCTTGTACAGATCCCATTTTACTTTTCTGGCGGATTCTGCGAGAAATACGGTCGGGTCTGCAAGCTGCTCCTGCTTTCGATTCTCCCGTATCTTCTCACGCTGTTTTGCGTACCGGATATATCGGTCACACATACTATGACAGCCGATTTCACGTTCCGGACAGTTCTTGCATGGTGCTGTCATGATTGTTCTCCTAGGTCACCATTTTTTGCATTCAGCAGCTTATCAACTTCGTCCATATGTATCCAGCGTGCAGCTTCAACATAATTTTCCTTATCTGCACAGACGTAGGAATACAAACATTGCGTACAAGCCGAATACGTTGAACAGTAGCTTGTCACTTCACATAGATTATTCATTTTTTCTTCGAGTTCATCAGCTGCCATTTTCAGCAGCCGCTTTAACTTCTCATTTTCCTCTTGCAGTTCGATGATGTATTCATCTTTGTGATCACAATGCACGCAACACAAACCGGAGATATTTGCAAGCGGACTTTTGATTTTCAAGTTGGTTCTCCATTTGTAATCCCATCGTCTGTTCCATTTTTCAGCATATTCTCCGATATATCCAGCGTCTGGGTTTGCGTCTCCTGCTCCAATGACAAAGGGCATATTGATTTCGTCCAATATGCAGTTTTCTTCGTGATAAATGTCATAATCTTCATGCAAATAATACTGCTGTACAACTTGCTTTCCGTATTTGTTCGTGTGCGTTTCCCTGTAAAAAACCATCTTTCTGCCGCAAAACGGGCACGGACTCAGTTTTTCACCTAGATTCTTTATTGGTTTCTCGCCGTCCTCGTTTTCTATTTGCCGCTTGTTCCAGTCCAGACAAGCCCTATACTTATTCTCGAATCGATTTCCCCAGATTCCACATTTGCTGCAAAACAGCCTGTAACAATGCTTAGGGTTAGGGACATTGTCAATATTCACAGTATCTGATATTTTCGGAACAGCACCGCATACTGCACACCGCATCAGATGTTCTACCAGTTTTCCCATGTTACCACCTTTCTTGTCCTTTTGGGCTTAATGCCATTGCTTCTGATATGTCCACAATTCGCACGTAAATTCCAGGATGTTCCTTGTGCCAGATCTTTTCGATGTGTTCTCTGGCAACCAGGGCATCATCTTTCCAGTATCCTAGATCGGTCATGACATCCTTTAGCGCCTTGTCCAAATTGTCTGTGTCCGGTCGGGTGGTCTTATACTCGCCGTCAAAATGCGCCTTGCCCTTGTATGGAAACCGCCATGTGACATACAGTGCCACTGCTCCGGTCAGCGGTTTTCTGGGCGTATATGGTGCAAGTACCAGACGGAGCAGCTGTTTCGCCGCTTTTGCATTCGCCGTTTCGTAGACAACGACTCTGCCATTTCGGACGGCATATTGCTTTTCCTGGGCTGTGGATCGTGGTGGATCGAATCGGATATCAAATTCCATTGTCATTCTCCTGCTCCATGTCAAAGATCAGCTGCCGCACAGCATCATCTCTGCCGCCCCACTGGCTTGCCATTGCGTTTGCAATTCCCCAAAATGTTTTTGACCTGTCTTTTGCTTTTCTTACACCGCTTTTGTGCCAGCTGTCATTTTTTTTGATTTTTCTATGGTCGGTGCAGTTTACCCACCGACCAGTTGGCGTAACAGGATTGCTTGGAATAAGCCTTGGCAATCCTTTTAGCCATAGGCAGGTTGTTTTAAGCCATGGATCGCCAAAAAAGCAGGGCTGTATGATCTGATCGTATTTCGGCAAATTAAAAATCTTCATTGGTATCGGATTTTCAATTGCTATTTTTTCGCAATTTGCGTGGTAAAAACGCATAAAAAATTCTGCGGCTTTGCAGCCCTGCTCATATCTCCGTTGCTGTAGCACTCCGGCAATCCGCAACCGATTTCCGCCAGATTTGCTGAGATATGTGCACGGTGGGTGTGCTATCAGCAAATCCCACTTGTCAATAAAATGCGTTTTGCCATCCAGTGTAACAATTACGATGTCATTTTCAAGCATTTGCAGAGCGTCTTCTACAACATGCCACTCCGGATGACCTCCGGAGCATTCCTGAATATCACAGCTGTATGCTTCGTGTCCAAGCCGCCGAAATTCTGTGCATACCCTCTGGGATTCTTCGCACGCAATCAATACTTTCATGCCGTCACCTCAATCTCCAATTCTTTTCGTCACTTCTCATTATCGCGAACAGATCCCCGCCGCAGCGTTCCTTGATACGTCCTGCCAACGCCTTGTCCGCCGCAAGCAGGTCACGGAAGATACGTTCACTGGAAATAATTGTGACCATGTTTCGAGTGTACCGTTCGTTCAGCAGCTCAAACGCAATGCTGATTTCTTTTGGATTTGTATCACTGACATTGCCGCCGATCGGCTTCAGGAAGTCGTCTATGTACAGCACTTGTGCCTGTGTCAGCTGATGAAAACGTTCCTGTCTGGTAGCAAATTGGCTTAGATCGCGAAAAATTGTCTGCCACATCTCATACCGCACTTGCAGTCCTCTCTGGAGCAGGACACCACAGACAGCTGTACACAGATGCGTTTTGCCTGCTCCGCTTTGTCCGCCGATATACAGCCATTGCGGACGGTTCTTTTCAGCATAGTGCATCACGTTTTCTTTCAGTGCAGTTTGCCAGTCTTCTTTGCACTGATATGCATCAAATGTTTTGGTGCGTATCGTTTCTGCCAGTCCGGACTGTGTGATGTTGGACTGATTCTGCCGGATCGCCATGCACTCACAGATACGGTGCATTTCTACGCCGTCCTGCAAGTAGGCGATGCTGCCCTTGTTCCGGCACTTAGGGCAATCATATCCGGTAAGGCTGCCCCGTGATTGATTGTACCAGTCACACCGCATCTTGTCATAGGATTCCGGTGTGATTCCGGCATCAGAATTTTGTTTCCCAGCGATCTGCAACAGGTTCTGAATTGCTTCCATACTTTTCACCTCCACGGTTCCACTCACTCCGCTCCCACGTTCTCACGGCTGCTTTCCAGTCTTTCATGGGAGATTTCCCCACACGCCAGCCGTTGGATTCGTAGTAGTCGTAAAAGCGTTCTGCATCTACACCATTCTGCCTGCTCTGACAGTAAGCTCTGATTTCTTCCAAAGTCGGTTTCACAAATCGTTTTGCTTTGGGAGGGTGTGTGTCAGTCGGCTTGTCCGACTGTGCACCTGTACTCTCCCTCTTATCTACTCTTATCTTCTCTACTCTACTCTTCTCTACGTTACCTGTAACGTTGCAAGGCGTTTCTCCTGTGTTACATTGTAACAGTTCAGGTGTTTCTGCTGTACAGGGCACTGCAACAGTAACTTCTGCTTCCAGTTGCTCCTGCTTCTGTTTTTCACGGAATTTCCGTACTCTTTCCGCACTGCTGCTTTCTGAACCAATGGCTTCACTGGCTTCCGGCATAAAGTAAACTGATTTACTTTTTTCAATCAGCTTTCCGGAACGCATCAGGAAACCAAGTGCCACTCTGACGTTTTCTTCATCTTCGTCCAGTGCAAGTGCCAGTTCGTCTGCAAAGTCGTTTTCGATGCCCTCAAAGTAGAGTTCGCCGCCTGTCTGAATGGACATGAGCATCATTTTCAGATAGATGACCACATAGGTGTCACCGCCTGCGATCTTCCGCATTTTCTTCATGACCTTATCTCGAAAGAAGTCCTCTTTCAGTTTCAGCCAGTAATATCGTTTTGACATGATGATACCTCCTTTCGTTCTACCTTGCAGCCGTGTTTCTCTGTCCAGTCACAGCTGCTTTCCGGACAGATACTGCACAGCAGCATGGATTCACCGCAGAATGGGCAGTGCATGACATGTCCGTCCTGCTCCTCGTCCCAGTATACCGTGACTTCCTTGCCGCAGTGCGGGCATTCTTCGGTGACGAAATCCTGTTCACAATAGAAAGCCATTTCTTTTCCTCCTTCCTTGATTTATTTGTGGAAGTGCACTGATCTGCTCAATGCACCGGAAGCACCATCGTGTAATCACGGGACGATATATAACCGTGCAGCTACAGGTAATAAGCCGCCTGTGGTCGCTGTTGCGTGTGTGCCAACGGATTCCGTTCGTTGTCTGACTGCCGGCAACTGGGCATGGCAGGGCATTCCGGAGCTGCACCGGAAGATGTGGGGTGATTATTCCCACATCATGACTGCATCGCCCGATCTGCGGCGGTGTACTATACCGCCGCACGGAAAGGAGTACCTATGACATTGGAGATGTTGGGGCAGTGTGCCGGAGTTGCACCGGCAGTCTGGGGGTTGTCATTCCCCAGATATGACTGCATCACTGTATTTGCGGCGGCTGCCAGTACCGCCGCATAGGGGAGATAAAAAATGGAGGGTAGCCCCATTCGGGGCAGTGGAGAGCGGTTTTACGTCATGCTCAGGACAGCGTGTCATTTTTCCAACAACAGATCTTTCAGGTGTTGCATCCGGCATTCCACATGCTCATGCGTAGCAAATATTTCTACGGCTATTGTCTCTCTTTCTGCGACATAGCATACTCTATTTGATTTTTCACCGGCGATGATGACCGCTACAGCATCTAAATTTATTAGATCGCCGTCGTTCAATTCAATCCACTTCATGCAGACACCCCCAAATACCACCGAACGAATACGCCGGTTGGAATTACAAAAGCACGGTTCAGTTTGCCGGACTGCCGGAATCCCAAACCGAACACGCTGGATTGCTCCAACGCCATGCGAACGCTGTCGGCATGGCAGCCAAACAGATCTGCCACAACTGCAACCGGGATTTGTCTGGGGTATTTTTCGATGATCTCGGAGATCTTTTCATTGTCCTGTTCCAAAAATGATTGAATCTTTTCTTCTGCTTTCATGTCCTGCTCCTTCCTTGAAAATGTCCGCTTGTATGGGACTTCCGTGCTTGTCCAGCTGTGCAAATTGCTGGTGTGTTGTGTACCGGCATCCGGATTGACAAATGGCTTTGTTGCAAATGGTGTTCTTCTCTGGATTGCACAGGAATACGGGTTTGATGTATGGAATCCTGTTCATTCTTCAATTACCTCCCCATAGAGAAATTCTTCTAAGTTTTCCAGTGTTGCACCAAGTTCGGCAAGCTGCTTTCCTCTTTTTTCGTAGTACCGAAGTTGATACAGATACTGGCGGCGTTTGTACTTGATTCGCTGCTCTCTCTGTGCAAGCTTTACATTGTCAGAATCACGAAGGTTTTGAATCTCCATTTCTACTTGTTCATCAGTCATGTTCTTCATAAAAACTCCTTTCAGCTATCTATCCATTTTTCAGTTTTAGTTCCATGAAATTTAGAATCATCAAATTCCTCTACAACAGAGCTTAGAATTTCGTCCGTAGTACAGTGTAGAATATTTGACATTCGTTTTACATTTACTAGGCTTGGATTCCTCAATCCATTTTCCCATTGAGAAACTGTGCTTGGAGATACATTTAATTTTGCAGCCAGTTCTTTTTGAGAAATTCCACGCTTTTCACGGATTTTTTTAATATCAGTCAAATTATCACCTCACATAAAAGTCACTTTTCGTGATCTGACAATTTTATTATAAATCACTTTAAGTGAACTGTCAATATGCAAATATCACTTTTTGTGATTTTTCTACATATTGCACAAAAACAAGCTTTATTTCCTTGACCGAAGTCACAATGTGTGATATAATATTCACAGGTGGTGAACATCATGATTGGCGATAAACTAAAAAAACTACGAAAACAAAATGGAATTTATCAAAAAGATTTAGCTGAAACACTTTCCGTGTCTAAAAGTACAGTTGCCATGTGGGAAACTGGAAATAGAATGCCAGATATTGAAACCGTGAAAAGAATAGCAGATTACTTTGGCGTGACTGTAGAATATTTGATTGGCGGTTCGGAATCAGACCACTCAAAAGAAGTTTCAGAAAACGACATCAAATTTGCCTTATTCCACGGTGCTGAGGGAATCACCGATGAAATGTATGCAGAGGTCAAGCAGTTTGCTGAAATGGTCAAGCTGCGTGAGGAAAATAAGCGAAAGGATAAAAAATGAACCTCGATGATCTATATCATATTGCAGACGTTGAAAATATAGAAGTCATACCGTTTCCGCTTCCAAAGACAAAATCCTTGTCGATACAGACAGATGATTTTGATTGCTATATTGGCATGGACGACAGCGAAATGCCAACCAATGCAGAAAAAAAGACCAGACTTGCTCATGAATTGGGGCACTGCACACAAGGTGCATTCTACAATCGTTGGAGCAGCTGCGATCTTGTCAGCCGGCATGAATACCGTGCAAACAGATGGGCTTGCGAACAGCTGATTCCGAAAGAGGAAATGGAAATTGCTATGAAAAAAGGGTATTGTGAAGTTTGGCAACTTGCAGAATACTTCGATGTGACGGAAGAACTGGTGCGAAAAGCGTGCTGGATCTATTTTGATAAGATTTTTTGAGATGAAACGGGGTAAAATATGAAATACTGTATGAGTTGCGGTGCGCAAAATGAGGATGCGGCAAAACACTGTTCTAACTGCGGCAAAGCATTCCCAGCTCCGCAGCCGGACTTCATCGCTCCGAATATTCCGGATCCGGATGACTGGCAATGGGATAAGTCGAAAAAACGGCATAAAAAAACCCACCATTCGTCAGGGCGAAAAGTGGGTGCCGGGTGTGGCTGTCTGGTCGTTATTGTTGTAGTTGCCGCTGTGATCACAGCGTTGTGTATGCTGTTTTCTAACGGAAAAAGCAAAAATGATGCTGCTGTAAAGCCACAGTTCAGTTCTCAAGCAGAACAGCCGGCTGACAGCGGTGTGATTTCTCCGGAACTGTTTCGGGGTATTCTGGAAGATTCGTTTCAAAACCAAGAGGGGTTGTCTGATGTATCTGTACAGTATGACAGCGATCTGAATTATTACACGATCAACCTGACAGCAGACGGCATCGTTGTAGATGTGACAAAGTCCAAGCTGACCGGGGACACTCAGAAATGGAATGAGTTGCGGTCTGGTATAGAACAAACAAGCGATGCTCTATATGAAAAATCAAAAGAATATGGCATCAACGCATCTATTTGCATCAATGTAATGAATGACATGAGCAGTGACAAAGTGCTATTGTCCGTTATAAACGGCGCAACGTTGTATGATTGCATGGAGGAATGAGGTGATTGCATGGGCAGACCGAAAAAGGAAAAGCCCAATCGTGCAAACGGCATTTATGAAGTTAAAGTCACGGTCGGACGTGATTCCATGGGCAGACCAATCCGAAAATCATTCTACAGTAAAATCAGTAAGGAAGCTGCCAAAGCCAAAGCAGAACAGTTCAAAGTAGATCAGGCTGTGTATGACATCACCGGAGAAACACCTCAGTCAAATGACATTGCTTTTTCCGTGTGGGCTGAAAAGGTTTTGGAGTCTCTAAAAGGGACGGTTAAGGGCAGCACCTATGAGCTGCACTATAGAAACACAATTGAAAAGCATTTGATCCCATATTTCAAAAATGCAAGAATGAACCGAATCAAGCAGATTGACATTCAAAACTACTTTAACCAAAACCAGGACGCTTATTCTTTGGAAACCCTTAAAGTCCACAGAATGGTGCTGCATCGAATTTTTGCCGCTGCGATACAAAACGATATTGTCAACAAAAACCCCTGTGATGATATCCGTCTGCGAAGCAATGTGAAGAAACATGAAAAACACACATACACAGCGGAAGAATGCGATTATGTTTTACGCTATGCAGAAACGCACCCATACGGATTAGAAATCATTTTGATGTTGTCGTATGGTATCACCCGTTCGGAGCTGCTTGGAATCAAGTGGGAAGATATTGATTCCAGCGCTTTAACACTTCATGTGCAGCGAGGTGTAGCAGAAGTAAAAAATGCAGCCACAGGAAAAGTGGAAATTGTTGCAGGAAATTTGAAAAACGATTTTCGAGAACGTATCATTCCTATCACAGAATCTGATATTGAGAAATTGTCGATTCGTCCGCACAAGTGTGAGTATGTTTTCGGAAATAATTCTGGAAAACCACAGTCCCCAAGCAACTGGCAGAAAAGAAGGTACAATGTATTCATGCGTGATATGCAGGAATTTTATGCAGAACAAGGGATAGATATCCCGAAGCTTACACCGCATGAACTCCGACACACAAGAGCTACCCTGTGGGTCAACAGCGGTGCAAATCTTTTTGCGGTTGCAAACGTATTAGGGCACGCTGATCTGCAAATGCTGCGGAAACGATATGCTCACAGCGATGTAGAATCAACTAGAAAACTATTAGGATTGGATAAAAAATAGTACGACACTAGTACGACGTTAGGATTATTTTTTCTCATTTTATTTTATATCTGAGTTGTTTGACACCGTCTGTTTTTATCGCATTTCTCTCGTGCTTTCGTGATACTTCTGACTTTTACAGATGCTTTGGTAAGGAAGAGGTCACCAGTTCGAATCTGGTTAACAGCTCCAAGAATTTGCACGTAGTTTCGGGAAGTTCCCGGGGTTGCGTGCTTTTTGGTTTTGGGGTGAGGAGTGCGTTTAGGATGCTGCATCTTTGAAAAGTCCCTGCAATAAAAACACATTGCAAACAAACCCGTAGGGGCGAACATCGTTCGCCCCTGGGTTTCCAATCACATTGCACAGGGAAAGATTTACACGATCGAAACGCCGGACACCACACAATTTGTCAAACAACAAAAAAGCCCTTGACAAACGGGGCATTCCGGCGTATAATAGAAATAGAAAGAGCATACCAGTAGACGGTCTGCTCCCTTATAGCGTTTTTGAATAACCGCCCAGGTTTAGCAGTCGGGGCGGTTATTTCCGTTTGTTGTCGTTGTTATGGAAAATATCGTGCATCACTGCTATAATAGCAACGATCAGGATACTGTACTGAATCAAATCTGACCAAGTTACGTATTCCATACTACTCACTCCCTTCCGGGAGCTGGAATAGACCGCCTACCGTTATTGGTATGCCCTCAAAAACCAGTATACCACACTCTGCAAAAATTGTCAAATTTACCACAGAGACGGGCAGTGTTCGCCCACATGATGCAAAACCTTTTCACAAAAGCCCTTGACAAACAGAGCATTCCGGCGTATCATAGAAGTAGAAAGAGCATACCAGTAGACGGTCTGCTCCCAAGGTAAGATTATTTTAGAAATAACTGTCCGAGTTTTGCAGTTCTGGGGCGGTTATTTCTTTTTTGATTATAGTGTGAAAAATCAGACTTGCAGGATTTTGCAGCGTGAAATCCGTAGGGGTCGATGCCCAGCCCGTCGCCCAGCGGAAATGGCGACGGCAGACTTGACCAAGGATAGCAAGCCACATCGACCCGACCTTTTTCCAAAAAGAAAAGGCATCCCAACGGGCGAACAGCATTCACCCTACGATGAAAAATCCACGCCATGAAAACGCCGGACACCTCGCAGTTTGTCCCATCAGAAAATGCTTGCCTTTTCCGAAAAGCCGTGGTATAATAGAGAACAGGGGTAACTGCACCGGGATACGCTTTGGCTGGTGCAGCGGAGATCCACGGGTGCAGAGGGACGCTGTGCAGCGCTCTGAGGGGAATGCACCGGGATCGTGACAGAAACACGCCCTTTTGTGAAAGGAGTTTTCATGCAAAAGAAAATGATGGCTGCCTTGAATACAAAAGGAAAATGTACATCAGCAACGCT